GCTTTTTGTTGTTGTTCGCGCTGTTCTGCGTATATCTTATTGCGAACCGAATCCAAAAATTTTATTATATTGAGAGCATACAACTGCTCGTAATCAATTAAATCGTATATCTTAAATAAGTCAAATATACCTTCTAATCGTTTACCAAAAAATATACCACTCATGCCATCCCATTGATCCAGCAATAAATTGTATAAATTTAGCGTTTGTTGTACCAACTCAGGAAAATCTGTAAAATCTACAGGTATCTCGGACTCCAAAGGTTCAGTGCCCAGAACTTCGCACATTTCAAAGTACTGATCCTTGGTCATTGAAACTTGTGAGTTTTTGATGTAGTTTTCTAACTTACTGTAGATTAATTCGGTTTGCTCTTGGAAAAGTTTCCCAAGTCTGTTACCTGTTCGCTAATAAAAGCGTCAAAGTTACTTGAAGCTTTCATTAAGTACAGCGCATTTTCTTCGGAGTATTCTAGTTCCGTATCCAAATCTTCGCTGCCAACATCCACCGGAGCTAGCTGCTCTAGATATTTAAGGGTTAAGCCACTCCAGCCTTTGATACTGCTTTTTACATACAGCTCTAAAAATAGCTCATCGTTCAGTTCTTCAATAGGCTGACGATTTTTAAAACTGGTTTTTGTTGCTTTTTTGCGAATTGTTTGCAGTGTTTCACGGCTTAAAAAGCAAACATCTACTACAAACCCAGGCATACCAGGATATTCTACTTGAACAGTTTTGCTGGGAACTAATAAAGTTTTTAAGGAAAGATTTGACACTTAGTTTGTCCTTGTTGAAACACAAGGGCCGTAGCCCTTGTGTTTTATTTTTAATTATCAGGCGGGTGCGTAGTAACGAACAGTTAAATCGTTAGTATTTTCTAAATCATAAGCAGTTGTAGATGCGCTGCCTGTTTGATCACTACCACTAGCTGTAAATGTAATAGCGGTACTTACCACCTGTTCTGTATTAACACTTGGAACGCCAATACTGATACTTGGCAATTGTAGCTCAACCCGTAAAGCGTTACCGCTACCACCAATTGCAATTTCACTTGCAAACATTGGCTCTGTTACTGTTGAAGCAGCTGCCAACATGTCCTTTAACAGGTTACCTGTACCACCACCGCTATATCCGCTTACTGTACCGGTATTTAAATAAGCATTTAATGTACCAGTAACACTACGTGTACCAGTAAAGTACGTAAACGCTTTATTAACTGTACCCAAAATAGCAGGCGTAATATAAGTAATATTGTTACTAATTGTGATTGACCCGCCTGTAAGTGCAATGTAATAAGGAGTACCTGCGGCGATGCTACCAAGAGCTTTGACTGTTTTAAGAGTACATGTGCTCAGCTTATTAGTAATAAAACTTGCATTGGTTTCTTTTTGAGTATAGCCACCTGCAATACCGCCACTTAAACTGCCAGAATTAGCAGTCATAGTTGTGGTCAACTGACGCAGTGCTGTTGCTTGACCTGTCCACTGTACTGTAGCAATACCATCTAGCCCAAAATCAATTGTGGCTTCGTTTAAGGCGCAATTGTCAATAACATAAGTAACGCTATCAACAATAACAATCATACCAAATTTTTGCAACTGATTGGTATTGCTGCCATGAAACCCTGCAATACTTTGTTGGACTCCCTCACCCCAAGCACTGCTGTATAGTGTTAAGTTAGTAGTGTTTAATCCAGTAGAGATATCGCTGCCATAAGGAACATCCATTATAACAGCCAGTGGGGATACGGCGCTTACTACACCTGTGCCATTTGCGGCTTTTTGATCTGCTGCTGTAGAGCTAGTGATTCCGTTAATAAGAATACGATCACCTACCGCTGCACCCTCATAGCTGGGACTTGAGCCTGTAAACGTCAAAGTATTTGAGCTTACGCTATAAGTAGCTCCTGAATAACTACCACTTTCTGTTAAGGTAGTGTTAATTGCTTTAGAACCCATTAAGGCGTTCCACAATACACTTTCTTCACATTTTACATTAGTGCTACGATAAGGGCGAATATATGTAGAGAAGGAGAAGTCCACAGGTGCTAAACTGGTGTTAAAACTGCGCTGACCACGAATAGGTGTAGTACCTGCTTCGTTAATAGTTATCTGCTCGGAATTAGTATTTTGTGAAAAACTAAAACCGTCTAGAACTTGCAGCTCAAATGTAGTGCTATCTGTGTGATCTGCTCCGTCTACAGCACCAGTTGTTGCATTTACTTTTGTTGTAAAAAACGCTCTCGCGTTACGAATTAGATTTAATGCCATAATCTTTCCTTTGCTGTAAGATTAATGGAGTATTTGTTGTAAACTAGACCATTATCTGTTTGTTAACACGCTCCATTAAAGTGCATAACGCACTTGTAAATTTATTTCACCAACGCCATACGGCGCTAGTAAACCTTCGTCTGTGGTAATTGAAGTAACCAAGATTTCAGTAGTGGTTTTGCCAGGGCTGTACTCCAGCACGCGATTGGCATCCACTACCAGCTCCAAATCTTCCAGCAACTGTTCCAATTCCAGTTGGGGTTCTTCGCCACGCACATAAGCTTTTACACACACATTTAAATACCCCCAAGTAAAGTCACCTGGTAAGTAATCGCGTTGTTCGCTTCCGGGTGTGACAAATACGGCTGGAAAGTCCTGTACTTCGTCCCAGAATTTTAGCTTAGCGTGTGCATTATTTGATAAGTTGGTTGTATAAGGTGCTGTGCCGTCTAGAGTATTAAACTTAGCAGCTAAAGCTTGTGTGATACTTGTTCGTTTGGTGCTCATACCAATACGCTTCTTAAACGGTTGCCGACTTGTTGAGCAGCGATCTCGCGAATTGATTTAGCAATCAACAGCTTAGGGTCTCTGCTACGTGGGTATTCTTGCCTGCCGCCTGCGCTAAACGTGGCGTAAGGGTTTTTCATATAAGTATAGAAAGCTGTTATCATTCCTTGACGACTCTCACTGAGTTTGGTGACTTCAACGCTTTCTGCAAATCTGCCAGTCTGTAAGTTAAGTATGTCACGACGTGTACCGTTACCCATATTCTTTTTAACTTGTTCTACTAAGCTGGCATTAAGTAAGTTTTGTAGTGCTGTTAAATTTGAGGTAGTTGGTGCAGATTTATATTTTTCAGGATTTTTAATTAATAGATTTTGTTCTGCTTTTGTTACTAATTTAGATTTTTTGGTTTTATTAGCTACTGTTTTTTTAATAGAAACTTTTGCTTTACTTACTTTTACCTTTTTACCGGCAATATTTAGAGCAATATTTTCTACCGCTTGCTGAACTATATTATTAGAAAAGTTTACATCTTTTAATAGATTTATAAGTTCTTGACCTAAAGGACCTTCTATAAGATTTGCATATAGTCCTTGATTTTCTTTTCTATCTTGTATAATAACTACGTTAGCATTTAAACTTACTAATAATCTATTTAGTCCAAAATCTTTTTTAATTTCAGCCTCTATTTTAGGCCCATAACTACTAGATGTAGCTAATTTATCAAAAATACTATCTACTTTTCTTTTTAAATCAGTTATAGCAGATTTATTATTAGCTATATAGCTGCTTGAAACCCCTGGAAATTCCATATTACCATCTGTTAAAGAAGATAATATATTCAGTATATTTTTTAATTTTTCGCCTAAAGGTGTCTTTAATAAATCTGAACTACCTAATACGTGGCCTACGTCAAAACCTATTTTATAATTAGTATCTTTATAAATAGTTTTATCTATAAATTTTGAAATCTCTTTATTTAAGAAGTCTTTAAATAATCCAGAGTATGCTTTATTATAACTACCATATAGTGCACCAACTATCTGTCCATCACTATAAACAACTGCTGGTAAATTATTTAAAACTGAATTATTAGTACTTCCATTAACAGTAAAGCTATTACCAGAAATTTCAATCCTATTTTTATGTTTTGACTTTATATAGTTTTCTATTGATTGCTTTAATTCTTTTAGCGATATTACCTTATCTTTTGCTAATTCCGCTTCCCAATTGTCACCAAAAGTTTCTTTTGCCTGCTGAATACTATCAGCATCATATACATCTTCTACTTTTTGTACTATTATACGACTTAGGGTAATGTCTAGTACTTTTAAATTAATAGGTATAAAGTGTGGATTAGTATCTAATACCTGACGTTGAGCTATAGTACTAATTTCATTTAATACATTAGAAATCGCTCCAGGACTACTCATGAATAATCCGATACATACTGATCCAGCACCCGGCGGATATTTGCTGGTAAGCTGCTTGAATTAATGTATTCTACCTTACTGCCATTTGTGCCTGGTGCTGTTGCACTATGTACAGCACTATCGTTGCGGCGATAGTAGGTAACCAAGTCCATAACCGCCAGTTTTAAGTCGGGTGGTACCACTTCATATCCAGCTGTATATTGCACGCGATATCCACGCAACTGTGGTTGCCAGTCGCCAACAGGAATGCAAGCGATCGAATCTTCGTGTAGGATCCAGCTTGAGTACTCAGTCAACGCGGTCCAAGTTTGACCGTAATCTGCGCTGTAGTCAACACCCAATACCTGTACAACAGGCGTTTCAGCTAGTATAAATTTGGGCACATCGCCATTAAAGTATTCGGTTTTAGCTTCGTCGTAGTAGTCAATAAAACGTCTGCGGCAATAAGTTTTAACAAACTCACTGCACTTGGCAATTAGTGAATCAATTTCGACGTCGTGATTTGTGCTAGTGATGCCTTGATAGGCTTTGTATTCTTGTCTAGTGATTAGTTCGAAAGCCATAACATCCTCTCAATTATCTTTTAAAGCAGACTGTAACAATCTGCTTTAAAAGACGGGGAACTAGTCCCCGCCCCTTCCCATCCCTGAGAAGTATAAAACTTAGGCTACGTAACGTAGTGTGCTTACGCCAGCACCTTGAGCTGTAGTGATCTGGGTAAGACCAACACGCATGCTGGCTACCATTACACGACGCTGTGTCTCAACCAAGCTGTCGGTGTCAACACGGAGACCACGCTGATTACCGGCTAAGAAGTTAGCGGGTGCAAAGCACATAGCAGCAATGGCACCAGCACCTTCAGCTTCAAACTCGCCGCTGACTAATACGGGAGTATTACCAATGCTACCAATTTGGCCGGTTAACAGAGTTGCGCTGGTACCAACTTTGTCCATTGTTTGGAAGTTGGTGTCATCAAGCAGATTGTAGTACATGTCTTGGCTAACAACATATACTAGACCGCTAGGATCAAGACCCCACTGGCCGAGATCTTTACGCAGTGCACGAAGTGCGCTAACGCTGTTGGCTTTACTGAAGTTACCAGTAGCAACAGTAGCACCGTCAATGTCAATATTAACTGCACTAACAGGATCATAAGCAGCAATACCTTTTACGGGATCACCGTCTGTACCGCCAGCACCGCGGAGGTATGAGCGGTCAATAGCGCGGGCAATACGGCGAACCATTGCATCACGAATAATGGGCATAAGAGCAATGAGGCTGTCCTCTTCTTCTTCGTATGCTAAGTACTCATTTGTAGCAACTTTGTAGGACCGTAAGGTTACTTCTTTTAGCTGATGATTACCAGCGGTACCGCCGGCTGTGCTATTTGCACCGCTTGTGCTATAAGGAGTTGACTGCCCTGTCCAAGTAGCGTGACCTGTTTCAGGATTGACAGGAATAGCAATCAAAGGAGCTTGCATTTGGATGCTGCGAACTAAAGGAGCTACTACCAGACGCCGACGAACTTCAGCTTCCATTTGTGTAGAAACTTCTAGTTCCCAGAAATTTGTGGTTGCAGTAGGAGTAGGCTGGTGTGCACCGGCTTTCTCAATCATCTGCTTACCAAATTTGGTATCTTCGACTCTGCGGCCCATTGCTTTGGCAAGCAGAATGGCCTTTTCTTTGTCGGCATAAGCAACGGCGTCAGCAGGAGCTTTGTCACCAAATTGCATTTTGCTGCGCTGAATTGCTTCCAACTCAGCAGCTTTTTCTTTAAGAGCAGCTTCTAAACCAGCAAGGGCGTTTTTGCTCTGCTCGGCTTGATCGGCTAAACGCTTCTCAACTTCGGCTAAGAGCTTTTCTGCACCAGTAGCACCTGTCTCAACAGTGGCGCTAACAGCGGCTTTGATCTTGGCTTCTAGAGCGGCTTCTGCTTGACGCTTGGCTTCCAACTCGGCTTGGGCAGCTTGTTGTGCTTCTAGAGCGCTTTTTGCAGCTTCTTGAGCTGCGGCTTTGGCAGCGTCTGCCAGTAATTGCTTGATTTCTTCGGGATTCATAGTCCATTCCTTGTTTTGCTTGCCAGCATCAAGACCGTTTTCTAGCCCTTTAGCTGATTGGTCTTGGGATGCAAATTGCAGTTTAAACGTCTCGTATTCCTCGGCAGTTTCAAATGCCTTGGCCAAACTAAAAAGAGTATTTTGATTTGCGGGCACTGCAACTACTGAGATTTCATGTAGTTCCAGTTCTTTAACCACAAATAATTTTGTGGCAGCATCATATTCTGCATCTTTAACTCTAAATCCAATAGAAAATGCAGATAAGATACCATCTTTAATTAATTTATAAACTTTTTCTGATGCTGAGCTAATCTTTGCTTTGATCCACAAACCTTGATCTTTTTCAATCTTATGCTCAACCATACGGCCAACAGGCTGGGTATGGTCATGAAAAGCTAAAATGATGGGATTTTTTAAGTAGTTTTCCAAACCCTTTTTCCACACAGAGGCAGGAACTACATCACCATGACGATCAACGTCTTGAGTGCTGGCATAGCCAGAGATCATTACAGAATTATCATCAGAATCGCCAGCTTCTGCTTTAAGCATGTCACTGCTTAAATAAAAAGTCTTATTCATTGTTGGCTCCTGGTGACTCACTGGGCCTACCGCCCTGTGCTGGATTTGCTGCTGAACCAGCTATATTAGCAGGTACACGCAGCGCATCATTACCCTCAATTGCTCCAAAGCGTAAAGCAGCTCGCGCTTCATTTGGAGTAATAATACCACTGTTTACTAGTGTAGAATGGTACTGAGCAATGTCTTTTAGTTCTGGTTGCAGTGCGCTAACAGAACTGGTTATGGGTTCTACATCATAACCAAAAAATCTTTCAATTGCGGACACGTACTTGCGTACAACAGGCAGTACGGTTTCTAAGTAGAATAAACGCAAGTTAGGTGAGATATTGGCATTGTTGCCGCCGTGTAATAGAATAGGCGGTACTCCTAGTGCCAACAAGATTTTTTCTTGATGTGTGCGCATGGCTGCATCAAAGTCCATGTCGCGAAAATTGGTTTGTGCCAGTGGCATGGGCTTTAGGCCCGAATCCAAGATCACTGGACGGCGTGTTCCTAATTTAGGATTGTACTTTTGCATCCAGTGTTGAATTGTTTTTTCTTTGGCAGCTTGCGATAAGGTATTGTCAGTACCAAATACTACGCCGAACACAGCACCATTGTCAAAAAAGTTCTTTTGCAGTTGCTGCATGCTGTAAATGGTTTCAATGCTTTGACGCGCAGCCGCTAAACGACTGGTACCGCGGTAGATTGATTTGCTGCTGGTATCATGTACACCAAATACTTCGTCTACTGAGAACTTGATTGAACTGTTTGAGTAACTGTAGCCGCTGATAAATGTCTTTTCGTCAGTTTCAATGTCTACTTGCTGTGCGGGCAGGTGGTAAAGAAAAGCACCGTCGTAGTAGATGAAGGCATTGCCTTCCAAGATCAAGTCTGTAAAGATATTTTTTCGAAAATCTTGTGCGGACTGGTAAGGATTAGGACGATAATTAAGTAAATTATTTAGCTGTTTAGCACGAGTGCCTGCAACCACTGAACTTGATAGACTAGACTTCACGTCGTAGTCAAGGCTCGCTGCCGCTTGTACGATCATGCTAACACCACGATTCACCGCCTCTACACGCTCAAATGCTTGTTCGTATATGGGTTGTGCTGTTGTGCTGACGTCAGTACCGGCTTCTAAGGCGATCTGTGGTTGTGCGCGATTAAACTTCTCGGCTACCCAGTTTGTGAGATTGTTGAGTAGCATTATACAAAGTCCTTGAAAAAGCTGGTGGTTTTAGCCTGTGGCGTCTTGCCCTGAGCCAAATCACGCTTGCGTTCCAACCAACGTTGTTGCAGTGCAACAGTATGTGGTAGCGGTGATTTGCCATAAACACCATGCAATTCTACATGATGGCGGTTACACAGTGTAAACACATCCACATATATTTGTTGATGATGTTCGGCTATAAATTGGTCGCGTATGGCTAAGACACCAGCATCTGTTGTGATATCATGGCCAAGACGCTTGGCCCAAGTTTCCAACAAGTAGTTTATGCTGGCAAGATGATGCAGTTCCAAGTCCACACTAGTACCACAGATGTAGCAGTGAGGTTGCTTTTCGTATGCTGACTTGGCGCGGTCACGTATCCACTTGACTGCTACGCGTTTATTGGTGTTGGTGCTCATGGTTAATACACAAATATTTTAAACCTATTATACCACCACAACACCCCCACCACAACTCAAAATTTTTATACCACATAGCTGTACAGTGCATAACGTAGGGCATCGGCCATGTGAGAATACTGGTCATGAACTGGACGTTCTTTTTGTGTGGTGATGTCCCAGCGATACTGATCCAAAACCTGCAGCACACGTTGGCAATGTGGCACAACAAATAAACGGTTCTGCTCCACAATATTCTGCAAGAACGTAATGCCTGGCAGCACCGCTTTTTTAGCCCCAACCGTGGCAATGTCGTGCACATACGCCAAGTCCGCAGCAAACTGTGCAGCTGCACCGTCAATAAATATGGGATCGCAGTGGTAGCGTTGAATAAATTCATGAAATTTTGCACAGTGTTCGGCTGTGGTTTTTGCCGCCGCCTCATACTCGTCCAGCACCCAGTAGTGTTCTGTTTGTGGGTCGTAGCCTAACACCACAAATGCTGTGGCGTCGCGATAGCCTGGATCACAGCCTGCAAAACACTCCAAGCGCTGCAACACGTCGGGATCGCAATCTAAAACCTGCGTAGCCACACTAAATTTATAGACCTGACCCTCGAACTCGGTAAAGCTGGCACAGTACTCTTGCTGAAACTGCTGATGTGTCATTGACCGCTTGGCTTCTGCAACGTCTACATCCGACATACGGGGATTTTCCAAGTAGTCAGCTTGGATTGAGCACCACTCTGGGAAGTCCAAACTAAATCCACGCTGGAAGAATTGGGAGAACCAGTTGTTGCGTCCACGTGGGGTAGAGATAAATATGGCTTTTGAGTTGGGCTTGTCTAGTGTGGGTCGCAACTGAATGTTGAATGCAGCCTCACCAGCCGATGTGAGCGCAGCTTCGTCGAATATTATCAAGTCATAGCTACGGCCCACGCAACTGTCTACAGTACTGATCGAACCCATGCGTATGGTGCTGCCATTGTCCAACTCAATAATCTTGTCCTTTAAATTATTTCTGGCAATTTCCAAGTCAAAGTGACCAATAAAACGGCGCTGCAGTTCGAAACTGATAGAACTCAAACTGTAGTTGGGTGACACCAGCAATACAGCACTATTGGGTACTAGTGTGACTAACTGCCCAATCACATTGGCTATATAAGTTTTGCCTAGGCGTCGGGCTAGTGCAGCGCACACAAAACGGTACTGAGGTGAGTTCACCGCATTGATCAGGGCAAGCTGTGCCGAATTTAGCTCATCCCAAGCTCCTAATAGCTTAAGATAGTTGGCGATAGGCAGCTTGATAAAGCGTTTGTCAACTGGGTACTCCGTGACCTCAGTGGTGCTAATATCACTACGACTTGTTATCAGCATTTGGATCTAGTAACCTGTTGATTAATTGTTGATAGTTGCTGCCGCCTAGTCCATCGTTGATTTGCACGTTGACCTGATTTTTGATATGGTGTTCACGCTGCTGCAGCTTTAAAAACTCTAATTCCAACTGCAGCTGATCCATGGTAAACTTGTGCGATAGTGCTAATAGGTCAGCAATGTCTTTATTGGAGCCAGTTTCTGACAACTCCATGTCTTGAAACTTCTTGTGTATAACCGCGTCTAGCGCAGCACGCAGTTTATAGCGGTTGTTGAAGCCAGCATCACGAAATACTTGATCGATGTATAACCTGACGTTGTGTTGAGCTAAGACGTCCGCGACCAGATCTGGTTGCAAGTCCAGTGCCTCACACACACCTTGTATGCTTTGTGTGTGCAGGTAGCAGTCGGCAATCTGCAAGTGCTCGGGGCTTATGCGGACGGTTTCGGCTGGTAGTGTTTGGGGTGGTTTCATC